ACGAATACGCTGAGTTGTACCCCGAAACCTGTGTTGCCGAAGACCAAAAAGCCGCCGGGAAGTGGTCAACCTCCAAGGGAGGCCAGTATTACGCTGCTGGTGTCGGTGGTGCTCTGGCTGGTCGCGGCGCTGATCTGTTTGTTATTGACGATCCTCACTCTGAGCAAGACGTAAAAATAAATTCGAGACTGGCCTTCGATACGGCGTGGAACTGGTTCCAAACAGGCCCGCTGCAACGCTTGATGCCAGGGGGCGCCATCATCGTCATCATGACGCGGTGGTCGCTGCTCGACCTCACTGGCCGTCTCATTGACTACCAGACCAAGAACCCCGACGCCGACCAGTGGGAGATCGTGGAACTGCCCGCGATCCTGAACGAAGGCACCGACACAGAGAAATCTCTGTGGCCAGACCAGTGGCCACTGGACCAACTCAAGTCCAAAAAGGCCAACCTTGACCCCAGGTTCTGGAACGCGCAGTACATGCAGCAGCCTACGGCAGACTCGTCTGCCATCGTGGGGCGGCATCACTGGCGGATGTGGCCAAAAGACGACCCACCCCGGTGCGAGTACGTGATCCAGTCCTGGGACACGGCGTTCGAGACAAAGACCACCTCCGACTTCAGCGCCTGCACCACCTGGGGCGTGTTCTACAACGAAGAGGAAGGGGATTCTCCCCAACTCATACTTCTCGATGCCTTCAAAGACCGGATGGCGTTCCCCGAACTCAAGCAAGTCGCGCTCAAGCATTACAAGGAGTGGGAGCCAGACGCGTTCATCGTGGAAAAGAAAGCCGCAGGCGCGCCGCTGATCTACGAACTGAGGAATATGGGCATCCCCGTGGCTGAGTACACACCGTCGCGTGGCAACGACAAGGTGGTGCGGATGAACGCGGTGGCTGACCTGTTCTTTTCTGGGAAAGTCTGGGCGCCCGACACGCGCTGGGCCCGGGAGGTGATCGAGGAGATGGCGGCGTTCCCTGTAGGCGAGAACGACGACTTCGTGGACACTACGACACAGGCGCTCCTGCGCTTCCGTCAAGGGGGCTTCATCAGCCTCGAATCCGACGAGCAAGACGAACAACGCTACTTCGCGCCACGCAAGGCGGCGTACTACTGATTAGGAAAGGCCAGACATGGCAACGAACATCGACAAGGCGCTGTACGGCGCGCCCGTGGGTCTGGAAGAGATGGCGCAGGCTGAGCCTGAGTTGGAGATCGAGATCGTTAACCCAGACGAAGTCAACATCGGCATCGATGGGCTAGAGATCAGCCTCACCCCAGAAGAACCCGAAGGCGGCGGCTTCGATGCCAACTTGGCTGAGGAGCTTGACTCATCCTTCATCGAAGGGCTGGGCTCTGACCTGTCTGCCGACATCACGCAAGACGTTGGCTCCCGCAAGGAGTGGGAGAAGGCATACGTCGATGGCCTGAAGCTGTTGGGCTTGCAGATCGAAGAGCGGACAGAGCCGTGGAACGGCGCATGCGGCGTGTTCCACCCGATGATCACGGAGGCCGTGGTCAAGTTCCAGTCCGAGATGATCACCGAGACGTTCCCCGCACAGGGCCCGGTGAAAACCAAGATCATCGGCAAGGACACACCCGAGGTGAAAGAGGCCGCTGTCCGCGTCGAGGACGACATGAACTTCGAGTTGACCGAGGTCATGAAGGAGTTCCGGCCTGAGCACGAGCGCATGCTGTGGAGCCTCCCGGCCACTGGCAGTGCCTTCAAGAAGGTGTACTACGACCCGAACCTGGGCCGACAGGTCAGCATGTTCGTGCCTGCGGAGGACATCATCCTGCCGTACGGCGCCACCGACATGGACACCTGCTACCGCTTGACGCACGTCATGCGGAAAACCAAGAACGACATCATCAAGCTGCAGGAAGCTGGGTTCTATAGGGACGTCGAGCTTGGCGAGCCCGACAAGAACAAGACCGACATCCAGCAGGCCAAGGACAAAGAGACTGGCTTCCGCGACCTCAACGATGATCGCTTCACGCTCTACGAGATTCACGTAGACCTGAACATCAAGCAAGACAAATACGGCGAAGGAGAAGACTCCGAGATCGCGCTGCCGTACGTCGTGACCATGATCAAGGGCACGAACGATGTGTTGGCGATCCGCCGGAACTGGCAGGAAGACGACGCACTCAAACTCAAGCGCCAGCACTTCGTGCACTACCAGTACGTCCCCGGCTTCGGGGCGTATGGCTTTGGCCTGTTCCACCTGATTGGCGGTTTTGCCAAGAGCGCCACGTCGCTGATGAGGCAACTGGTGGACGCTGGTACTCTTTCTAATCTCCCCGGAGGTTTGAAGAGCCGAGGGCTGCGGATCAAGGGCGACGACACCCCCATCGCTCCGGGCGAGTTCCGCGACGTGGACGTCGCTAGTGGCAACATCCGCGACAGCATCCTACCCCTGCCGTACAAGGAGCCGTCCGGCGTCCTGTATCAGTTGCTCGGGAATATCGTCGAGGAAGGCCGTCGCTTCGCTGCCACCGCAGACATGAAGGTGGCCGACATGTCGGCGCAGGCGCCCGTGGGTACAACGCTGGCCCTGCTCGAACGCCAACTCAAAGTTCTCACCGCCGTCCAGGCCCGTACGCACTTCTCGCTCAAGCAGGAGTTCAAGCTCCTGAAGAACCTGATCCGCGACTACACGGACCCGGACTACACCTACGATCCCGAGTACGGATCGAAGCGTGCCAAGCAGAGCGACTACGACCTCGTTGACGTCATCCCCGTCAGCGATCCCAACGCTGCCACGCTGTCGCAGCGCGTCGTTCAGTTCCAAGCCGCCATCCAGATGGCGCAGATGGCTCCGCAGATTTACAACCTGCCTGAGCTTCACCGTGGGATGTTGGAGGTGCTGGGCATCAAGAACGCCGAGAAGATCGTGCCGCTGGAGGAAGACCAGAAGCCCATCGACCCGGTCACCGAGAACCAGAACATCCTCAAGCTCAAGCCCGTCAAGGCGTTCTTGCACCAAGACCACGACGCTCACATCGCCGTGCACAACATGATGATGCAAGACCCGATGATCGCCGCGCAGTTGGGTCAGAACCCACAGGCGCAGCAGTTGGCTGCTGCCTTGCAAGCGCACATCGCTGAGCACATCGGCTTCAAGATGCGCAAGCAGATCGAAGCGCAGTTGGGCATGCCGCTGCCTCCCGAGGACGAGAAGCTCCCGCCGCAGGTGGAGATCGCGCTGTCCACCATGATGGCGCAGGCGGCGAATCAGGTCGTGGCTCAGAGCCAGCAGCAGGCCGCGATGATGCAGGCCCAGCAGCAAGCGCAAGACCCGGTGATCCAGATGCAGCAGCAAGAACTGATGCTCCGCCAAGAGGAACTCAAACTTAAGGCGCAGAAGATCATGCTCGACGCCTCGGCGATGGCCGACAAGCAAGAGCTTGAGCAGGAGAAGGTAAAGGGTGACCTGCAGCTTCGCGCTATGAAAACGCAGGCTGACATCGAGAAGGACAAGGCGATGCTCGTCGCGCAACAAGAACGTGAAGGTGTCCGCATGGGCATCGACATCGCAAAGGCCAAAGCGCAAGAGGCCCAACAACGACGAAGGGAAACGCCCACTAAATGATCCAAGACTTCGCACGCGTATTGCGCGAACAAATACGCACCGACATGAACAACTACGCCGATGACTTGGCGGGGGGTTCGTGTCGCACTTTTGAGGAATACCAGAAGCTCTGCGGCGTCATCCAAGGTCTGGCGATGGCAGAGCGTTACATCCTTGACCTTGCAAAGAAAGCCGAAGATGCAGACGAGTGAAGCGGGAATCATCCTCCCCCCAGGCATCAGCCTGCCCAAGACCATTCAGCCCCAGGACGAACAGGACGAGAACCTCGCCCCTGAAGAGAAGGCCACAGCCCTTCCCGAGCCTGCAGGCCACAAACTGCTGTGCATCGTGCCGGACGTTTCAGACACGTTCGAGAACTCCAGCCTGATCAAGGCCGACACGTACATGAAGCAGGAAGAACACGCCACCACGGTGCTGTTCGTACTCAAACAAGGCCCCTCGGCCTACAAAGACCCCGAGCGTTTCCCCACAGGCGCTTGGTGTAAACCCGGAGATTTCGTGCTGGTGCGTACCTACTCAGGTACCCGGTTCAAGATTTTCGGCAAGGAGTTCCGTCTCATCAACGATGACCAAGTTGATGCTGTTGTGCAAGACCCTCGCGGACTCACCCGCGCTTGAAGGAGTGAAAGATGGCAATTGACAAGGAAGAGTACAAGTTCCCTGACGAGCAGGAGAACGAAGTCAAAGTCGAGACTTCGGGTGAAACCGACGTCGAGATTGAGGTCGTAGACGACACGCCTGAGCGTGACCGTGGCCGTAAGCCTCTGG